CAATTGGGACGGGCAGCGGAAGGAGAGGAGCCTTCGATTAACATGCTTAGAGACTCCGGAGCAATCGAGCAAGACGCCGACATCGTAATGCTCTTGCATCGAGAGGCTAGGGATTCGCAGGATGCGACGGTGCTAATCGAAAAGCAGCGGAACGGCAAGGTTGGTAAGTTTGGCTTGCGATTCGACGGCAAACGGTTTAGCGACATTTTTCAACAGGCGGCAGAGTTTCACGGAGATTTTGAATGACATTCAGCCTTACCGAAGCAGCTCGAGAAATCGAGCACCTACAATCCCTGCTTTCCGAGCAGGACGCGGAAATCCGATCATTGCAAAAGCAATTATCGAAGACGGCGAAAGACCGGACGCGATACCGCGACCGATGCGAAGAGTTGAGGGAAGAACTGGCGAAGTACGTCAGGGCCGACAATCCAGTTTTACGAGGGAGAAAGAAATGAGCGAAGCGAAGTTTCAGGTCGGGGATATCGTGCGGCGAAAGTTGGATCACACGATTTTTGCCGGATGGACTGGTGAGGTCACCGGCGTTGAGGGTGATGAAATACTCGTCAAGTACAAAAAACACACTTGGTCGAACAGGTCGAAGGCGAAAAGTTATGAACTAGTGCAAAGAACGTCGCAGTATTTTCGTTTTGAGTCGAAGGCGGAGCCAGCCCCAACCGTCAATGAATCCTTGACACCCGACAACGTCAACCATCCACCGCATTACAACCAAGGCGGGATTGAGTGCATCGAGGCTATCAAGGCAGCGTTGGGCGATGGGTTCCCCGATTACTTGCGAGGCAATGTAATTAAGTACCTTTGGAGATACAAGGAAAAGGGTGGAGTTGAGGACTTGCGAAAGTCTGCATGGTATTTGGATCGATTGATTAAGGAGATGGGCAATGAGTAACAATATCATTCTCGGCATCGATCCAGGCCCAAGGGAGCATGCGTTTGTTTGGTGGGATTGGCAAGAAAAACGCGTTGTTGAACTGCAGACTCGACCATCCTTCGAAGTGCTTTATTCTTCGGCTCAACGCAGCCTACTAGCCAACGTCCAGGATATTGCTTGCGAGTGGATCGAGTCCTACGGCATGGCGGTCGGCCAGGAAGTCTTCCGCACGGTAGCCGGTATCGGGTGGCTTGCTGGTACGATTGGGCGTGAGGTGCGAATGGTTCCGCGAAAAGCGGTTAAAATGCATCTTTGCAACTCGATGCGGGCGAAAGATGCAAACATCCGCCAAGCGTTGATCGACCGATTTGGGCCGCAAGGCACCAAGAAGGCACCAGGGCCGCTATTTGGCGTCACTTCGCACTACCTAGCGGCTCTTGCCGTTGCGGTCTACGCGGCGGAGACTAAGGCGGCTGAGGGTGAGTTTTGGATTGAGGATTTGCGGAAGCGGTCTATCGTCTAGTCAAAGTTTGCAATCTCGCTAGGACTTGCTACAATGCAGGGAACCAAGGGAGGGTAATATGCAAGACTTGCTAAAGTCAAAGAGATTTTGGGCAGCGGCTGCGGTCGTTGCCGTGATTGTGCTTAAGGATCGGGTGCCACTGACTGAGGAGCAAATCCAGCAGTTGGTTCTGGCCGTTGGAGCGTGGATCGTAGGTGATTCGATTCGGCCACTGCCTAAGCCTGATGAGGTGGCGAAGTGAGTTTATTTAAGCGATGCGAAGATGCGTGGGATCACGAAGACGCAATCAGGATCTACAACGAGGCGGGAGGCGATAAGCAAGCATTCCGTAGGGCCTATCGCCAGCATGCCAAGACTGCTTACAAACTGGATCCGGTGACGGTTATCATGCTGGTTCAGATGGCAATCAGGCTTTACTTCTGGGCGAAGGAAAACGGCTTTTTGAGTGCGATACCGCAAGCCCAGTACGGTAATGCTCCCTCAGCGGCTCAACTCTACGCAGAGGCTGAAATTGAAGCAGAGAGCAGCGACGATGAGTAAGCCTGAGAGCAACTGGCCACCGTGGATCATCGCAGCGGGTGCGATCTATTTTGCGTTTCAGCGACCTGCGAACATTGACCCTAAACCGTCTGACGTCAAAGGCGTTGTCGCTTCGACGCTTCCCAATATCCGAGCGGCGTATCGAGCGGCATTTCTCGAAGCGGCATCGAAGATTGAGAAGCGGGAAATCGTAAATCAAGAGCAGTGGACGCAATTTATTGCGGCGAATGCGGGGGCGAAGTTTCGTGAAGGAATGGACAAGGTTTATTCTGCCATTGACGAACTGAAATTGCCGGTTGAGTTTAGCGGACGCGAAAAAGAGATTGCAGACTTGAATCGGAGGATTGCAGAATCGTGGTGACATTGCTTAGTAATATCGCGGATTGCATTGAGGAGTGGGTGTTTTTTAATGAAGGGCTGGTAAAGGCTTTGATGCTGGTAGTTGTGCTTTGGGCTAGTTTCGGAGCGGGTTACTACCAAGGCCGAAAGGTTGCCGAGCGTGAAGCGTTGCACCAACTGGCTAAAATCATGCTTGAGGAAAAGGCGGCGAAGTAAATGGACTGCAAAGAACTGGAAAACAAGTTGCTGGAGCTAGAGGGTAAGCAATCCGAAGATAAGGAGTGCCTAACTGGTTGCTTGGTCATTACAGCCCTGATTGCTGCGAGCGCTATACTTGGTGGCATCCTTTCGGCTTACGAACAACAACAGCGGCTTGAGCGGCTAGAGCATATGCAAGGCATCGACGCAATCGGGAGGCGGGTTAAATGAGCGAACAGAAGAACAAAGAGCCCTTCGACGATTTGATTAAGTCAGTGCTAGGCGTAATCGAAGCGGATCAATCTGAGTTGCAAAGATTGCGAGAACAGCGAGATGATTGGAAAAATCGATATTTTGTAGAAGCAGAAAAACTTGGTCGAATCGAAACGATTCTTCGGCGTTTGCAGGATGATTCTTCGCAGATAAACACAGGATCAAGTTTCACGGCGGCTGTTGGCTTGGTTACGCTTGCAATGGTGATTGTGTTGTTTTTTGTAAGTCGTGGAGGCTAGCGAATGAGCGAATTTTTTACCGGCTACGATCCAACGCTAGAGCGACGCGATGAGTTGCAAAGCAATTCGGTCCCCATGCCGTTTACGCTTCGGGACTTCGCAGCACCGGAAGAGATCGACCCACGACGGTTGATGAGGCACGACAAGCAAGGGAATATGGGCTCTTGCCAAGGCTTTTCGCTGACGAATTGCGGCGAATATCTACTTGCACTTGGGCACGGAGCGGTTAGCGAATCGCGGCAGTTCTCGCAGTTGTTCGCCTACTTAGAGTCTCAACGGCTAGATGGCTTACTCGGACGCGATGCGGGATCAACGATTAGCGGCGGATTGAGGGTTGCGAAGGAGATTGGCTATCTGCCCGAATCGAGCCTTGCGTATCGCACGCCATATCCTGTTAGGGCTTGGGCTTTAATTACCGATCAGATGAGGCAAGAGGCATCACCCTATCGAATTCGTTCGCACACTTGGCTTGAGAGTTACGACGACATCTACAAGTACCTTGCAAGCGGTAGCGGTGCGGTGCATACGGGCACGACCTGGAATGACTCGTTCTACGCCTCCAATGGCGTCTTGGAGTCAATCAGCCTACGCGGTGGCGGAGGTCATGCAACGGCTTGGCTAGGCTACAGCAAACGCAAAGACCGAAGCGGCCGTAATTACATTTGGCGTCTCAATAGCCACAACGATTCTTGGACGGAAATCGCCCCTTCGGTTATCGATGCACTCTGTAAGCATCAATACACCTCGATAGTAGGGATCAGCGACTTGAGTTTACCGGGGCCGCGTAGTGTATCGTGGCTACAGTCGAGGCCATTAGGATGAGCAAACAAGGAGGTTTGATTATGGTGTTGATTTTTTTTGCGTTGTTGTTTTGGACACAGACTCCGCAAACCGATCCTACGCAATGCGACATTGCCCCAACGTCAAGCGAGTTGATTAGTCAAGTTGAGCAAGTGCAGGAGTACATCGCCGACGACACCCCAAGCCCCAGCGACAAGCCAAAAGCGATTAAGCGTGAGGTTATCATGTTCAGCCGGTCGAATTGTTCACCTTGCGATAAGTGGTGGAGGTGTGAGCGGCAGCGATTCGAGGATGCAGGTTATACGGTCGCTATTTGCTACGATCACGACTTTGCGATTACTCCGCGATTTGGTGTTACGGACGGCACTAAGTCGGCGGATATTGTTGGCTACATGACCCTCGAACGACTTGCATCGGAGTTGGCGAAATGACACAGGAATCGCTTATTTACATCATTGGCTCAGGCATTGTCGGCGTGCTATCCACAGCGGTAGGGATCTTGTTTCGCTTGTTCGTCGAAGAGAAAAAGACGACTCGAGCGGATTTGCAGGAATGTCGAAGCGACCGTGAAAAACTATGGGCCAAGATTGAAACGCTCCAGACGGAAATTGGTAAATTGTTAAGGGGTGCATAACATGCAAATCGGCGACCTGATCGAAAAGAACATTGACGACTGGCAGATCAAAACCATCAATGAGGTGTGGGCGGAGCTAAACGCCATCGAGCATCAATACCTCGACGACGACAACTACACTTGGGGCGGAGTTGCTGACGTGCTAGGCAATGACAGCACCGAAGCACTGCGAATCGCACTTGAGAATGGCGGCTCGAAGTGGGCTGTATATGCTTTAGGAGGACAGCCTGGTTTACAACTAACTCGGGATGACATCCAAGGCAAGTTATACTGGCTCGAGTCGCAGGGTATTGTGCCCAATGCGTCGAAACTTGCAAAGCACGTCAAGCGAACAGCAAGCCTGCTCGAACTGCACAAACTCAATCCGCCGAAAGAACTGGTCGCAACCGTGCTATCAGGCATGCAACTCGGCGTAAAGAAGCGAGTCAAGAAAATAGCAAAAGCAAACCAATACAACCTTGATATTGTCGCAATTGACAATTGGAACGGCGACCCAGCGACGGAGCCTAAGTAATGGCAATCTCGCTAATAGCTTCCGATGAAACAACTGGCACCTCGATTACGATTCCCGCGCATCAAATCAATGATACGCTACTGTTTTTCGTCTATCGGGATGGAGCCACTGGAGCACCGACAATCCCGGCTGATTGCCAAGTAGTGCATCAGTCTGTCGTTGGGTCTTTTGGTTACGTAATCTCGGCCTACAAGATAGCTACGACAACCTCGGAGACGAGCGGGACGTGGACGAATGCGAGCCATATAGCGGTGATGATCTTTCGCGGTGCGGCTGATACTTTGGTTTTACCTGAGGCGTTTGCGACTAACTCAACCTCAACGACTACGGTCACTTTCGGCGCCCAGCTTGCCGGATCACTTCGGACAAATCAAAGCGACTTGGCGGTGCTTGGTACGGTTGCACAGCGTAACATTGCTAACAATTTAGCAACCGCACCGGGTGCGATGACAAACATCCTCACGGGCGGTGACGGTGCAAACTATCAGATAGCCACGCATTGGGATGATGCCCGGACGACGGCATGGGCGAACACATCGATCACTCTCACAAATGCTGCGTTAAACCGGACGCAGGTGCTAGGTCTTTTTGAGCAGGCTTACACGCCAACCGGCGGCGGTGGTGCGATTTTCTTTCGACCGGGCATGAGCGGAGGCATGGACTAATGAAACGCAAGATAAAAGCCGGCACGACATCGCTTTCGCTAAGCGTAATCGTCTACGACAACACGTCAACAACCGGAGCGGGATTGAGCGGCATAACCCACTCATCGAGCGGTCTTGTATTTGAGTATCGACGCGCCGGGCAATCATCCTGGACAGCGGTAACTCCGGTCAGCAAGACGCTTGGGACATACACCAGTGGCGGCATAGTTGCGGACGGTTCGAGAGCCGGACGGTACGAGGTGGATATACCTGACGCGGCATTGGCATCGGGTGCAAGAGTGGTTTACGTTTGTTTGCGTGGCGTGGCTAACATGCATCCAGCAGACATTGAGATTGAGTTGGATGCGGTTGACTATCAAGACTCTGCAGCGTTTGGGCTGTCGCGTATCGATGCGACGGTAACGAGTCGCATGGCAACTTACACGCAACCAACTGGATTCCTTGCGGCTACATTCCCGGAAACGGTTGCAAGCACGACAAACATAACAGCGGCAAGCGGTATAACATTGGCGGCGGTAACTCATACTGGAGCGACGATACCAAACGTAACAACAGTCCATACGGTTGACGAATTGGGTAATAATGCTCTTGACGCAAACGCGCTAGATACAGAGATAGCTATCAAGGTTTGGGAGCAACTTACAACCGCAACTTGGCCTAACGATTCCTTCGGCAAGCAAGTGCTAATTGGATCGTCAACGCAACGATCAGTTGCAGTAACCGG